ATGTAGCTTATTTAGTGGTTGAGACCTTCACCCAAAACGAATATGGTGTGATGATCCCATCAACTACGAAACACAAAGTGTATGTAGATGTCGCAAGTGCAAATCAGCAAGAGTGGTTTGAAGGTGGCAGAAATGGTCTGAATCCTCAATACAGATTCAGTATTTTTACTTTCGATTACCATAACGAAAAAATCATCGAGTACAAAGGTGTACAGTACACGATTTATCGCACCTATATGAGAAGCGTTGATGAATTGGAGCTGTATGTCGAATTAAGAAAAGGCAATGAGCAAGTACGTTAGTGCCAATGACTTCAGCGGTGCGGTCACTACTCTAATTAAAGATTGGTCGATCGAGGTCGTAGAACAGACCAAGGAAGCTGTTGTAGAAGTTGCTACGGAAGCCAGGAACGATTTAAAAGTCGAAGGTGCTTTCCAAAACCGAAGCGGTAATTACCGAAAAGGGTGGAGAGTTACTTTTAACGAAATGAGGTATGGCATCGAAGCAACAGTACACAACAAGGTCTATCAGTTAACTCATCTGCTGGAGAGCGGTCACGCAAAGTTTTTGTGGGGCAGAGCGACAGGAGAAGAGGTTCAAGCGTTTCCTCATATCGCTAACGTAAATGATGAAGCACAGCGGAAACTTGAGGAAGAGATCAAAAGGAGATTGAGCGAATGACATTTCAAGAAGTAAAACAAATGATCGAGAGCATCGGTCTTCCTTATACCTACGATTCCTTCCCTAACAATGTCGCACCGGCACCGCCTTATATCGTATTCAACTATCCTAACAACGATGACTTTGGTGCGGATAATACCAACTATGTCAGCATCGATGTGCTGAATATTGAGCTATACACAAGCACCAAAGACTTTGAACTAGAAAGAAACCTGGAAGCCGTTCTGAATGCGAATGGCTTTTATTATGACAAAACCGAAACGTATATCCGACAAGATAACATCTATCAGATAACGTATGTCACCGAAGTAATTACAGAATAGGAGAACTATGGCAAACAAAATCAAATATGGTATCTCTAAGTGCTATTACGCAGTCTACGATGGATCAACCTATGAAACTCCTGTTGCTCTGCCTGGGGCGGTTTCGCTCTCCTTAGATGCACAGGGCGATCAGAGTACATTTTACGCTGATAACATCGTTTATTTCGCTACATCAGCGAATAACGGCTATCAGGGCGATCTTGAATTAGCTTTGCTGCCGGATTCCTTCAGAACTGATGTCTTAGGTGAGACATTGAATCAAACTAGTGGAATCTATGTTGAAAAGGCAAATGTTCCGACTGTAGAATTCGCTTTGCTGTTCCAATTCGAGGGCGATGAATCTGCTACAAGGCATTGTATGTATAGATGCACCGCATCAAGACCAGGAACGGAAGGTAGCACAAAAGAAGAGTCGATCGAACCACAGACCGAAACGATCACGATCACAGCTATGCCTAGGATTAGCGATGAAGTAGTCAAATCAAGATGCCCTTCAACAGCATCCGCATACGCAAACTGGTTCAGTTCAGTTGTAGAACCTGCATAAAGAAATATGGAGAAAATCATAAGCATCGGTGGAAAAGAAGTAGGATTTAAGGCTACCGCTTCCACCACAAAAAGATATCGAGAGAAGTTTAACAGAGATCTGTTCAAAGATATTTCTTCGCTGATCCCTAAAGTCAGCGAGAACGATCTTGGTGCAGAGGAATTGGAGATCTTCATGAACGTGGCTTATGTCATGGCATGGCAATATGATCACACGATTCCTTCAGATCCTGATGATTGGCTCGATGAATTTGAAATGTTCGATATCTACATGATCCTTCCTCAAATCATTGAGTTATGGGGCATGAATACCGAACAGTTGGAAAAACCTAAAAAAAAAGTAGAAGCACAGAGCGACCGATGAGTGTCGCTCTGTTCCTTTTACGCTGTGTTGAAGTTGGCTTGTCCATGAATGACTTGGATGAGTTAACTGTAGGCATGGTAAACGATATGTTCACCGAAAAGGCGAATGATAACTATGATTGGAAAGAAATGGCATCGCAAGATGACTTTGATAGATTCTAGAAGGGAGATTTATGGCAAGAGGTAGCAGAATTAAGGGCATTACCATTGAGCTTGATGCTAATGTAGCTCCGTTACAAAAAGCATTAAGCAATGTCGATAAGTCTCTGACTAAGACACAAGATAATTTAAAAGACATCAACAAACTTTTAAAACTTGATCCAAAAAACACCGAACTGCTCAGACAGAAGCAACAGGAATTGGAAAGAGCGATCGGTGTCACAAAAACAAGGCTTGATGTATTAAGAGAAGCATACGGCAAACTTGAATCAAACAAAGATGGTACTTTAACAGAAGGACAGAAGGCTCTTCAGAGAGAAATTGCAGAAACCGAACAAAGATTAAGTTCTTTAAAAGATCAGTACAGAGACTTCGGTTCTGTTGCCAAACAGCAATTACAGGCTGTCGGTTCTTCGATGAAGGAAGTTGGCGGTAAGATTTCCGATACCGGCAAAGACCTTTCCATGAAACTGACCGCTCCGATCGTTGCGTTAGGAACTGTAGGCATTAACTACAATGCTCAAATGGAACAGTACCGAACCATGTTTACTACTCTGACAGGTTCGGCAGAGGAAGCCGATCGGATCATCTCTCAATTACAAGCCGATGCACAGAAGAGTCCGTTTGATTCGGCTTCTCTTATCCAAGCGAATCAATATCTGATTAGTGCCGGTGTTGAAGCTGACGAAGCTAGAACGATGATCAACAACCTTGGCAATGCGGTCGCAGCGACAGGCGGTGGTTCTGCCGAGTTGGAAAGAATGGCTCAGAATCTTCAGCAGATTCAGAACGTAGGTAAGGCTACATCACAAGATATAAAACAGTTCGCAAATGCCGGCATCAACATTTATGGACTGTTGGCTGAATCGACAGGCAAATCTGTCGAAGAAGTCAAGGACATGGATGTCACCTATGAGCAACTTGCTAAAGCGTTTGCTATGGCATCCGCAGAAGGTGGCAAATATTACGGAGCGATGGAAGCACAAGGACAGACCTTGAACGGCTCTTTAAGTGCTACCAAGGAAGCGATACAGATGTTGCTTGGTTCTATCACGGAATCAGCCATGCCTATCATTGTCCAGGTTCTTCAGAAGGTTCAAGAAGTGATCAACTACTTAATGAACCTCGATGAAGGAACGAAACGGACGATATTGATTATCGGTGCGGTGATAGCAGCCATCGGTCCGGCATTAACTATAATCGGTTCAATTATCTCAATGGTTGGCACACTAACCTCAGCCATAGGCTTTTTAATCTCGCCTATGGGTGCAATCGTAGTGGCGATTGGGGCATTGATTGCAGCCGGTGTTGCTCTGTATCAGAATTGGGACACCATCAAACAGAAATTCTCTGAAGTATGGGAAAAACTTAAATCTGATTGGCAACAGATCGTTGACTTTTTCAGAACAGGCATCGAGAATCTGAAATCATGGTTCGGTGGCATCAAGGATGCTATCACAAATGCTTTTAGTTTTGATGGTATCAAGTCCAAGATAAGCGGTCTGTTCTCGTTCGGATCAGGCGGTTTATTTTCTAGTGGTGGCTTCTCAAGTGGTGGATTTATGAGCGGTGGTACTATATCCATCTCAAATACTTTCAATGTCACGAATGGAAATGTAACCACAGCTACATTAAACAGATGGGCTGATGTCATTACTGACAGAGTTAATGAAAACTTAGGAAGGATGGTCTGAAATGGTAAGACAGTTTGAACTGTACAATTCAAATAATGATCAATGGGTTCTGACCAATCAGACCTTCCGTTGTTTCCTTAACACTCCGCAAGGTTTAGGTCTGTCGAGATCGGTAACAGCCATCAGATACGGAAACAAACAGATATTAGATGCAATTGAAGAGGATTTCCCTGCTCCTAGTGGGGAGATCCTTTTTTACGATGGCTTAAATGAAGATCGCTATATCAAGTACGATCAGTTTGTGAGGTTTATATCTCACGAACCTTTGAAACTTGCCTACACAGTTCCAGGAGTGAACACATTTACTTTAGACTGTGTTGTAACTCAATTGGAAAAGACCGAGACAGGAACAAACGGAATCCTCACATGTCCGATTACCTTCCAGGGTCTCTCTCTATGGAAAGGCACAGAACAAACTGTAACAGGCACAACAAATACATACGAACTAAACAATCAAAGCGATTTCCCATGTGGTTTTGAAATCACGATAGAGGGCAATTTAACGAACCCATACGTTCTTTTATCTCAGAATGAGGAATTATATGGCGAAGCGAAATTTGACGATACAACGGCTTTTAATTCGCTCTATTTGAATTCTAACGATGGAGAACAGAACGTAATCTTACAACAGGGCGGATCGGTGTTGCCGAACCCACTTTCGTATCAAGATCTGAGCATTTCAAACGGCTCGATCTACGTTACGTTCGTAAAGTTGGCAAGGGGCATTTCCGAACTTGAGATAGGGATTGAAAGCGGAAGTATTACTAGTGTTGAGATAAAGTATCAGCCGATATATAGGAGTGTGTAAATGTTACCAAGCGGTTATATTTCAGCATCCGGTCTTTATGCTTTAAACGGAGCATATATCGATACCGGAGTCTACCCATCAAACTCTTTGACAGTTGACGCTCTATTTGGAAAAACAGCTAATGCTTATGTCTTTGGTGCAAGAAATACCAACTCAAACACATCGCAAGGTCAGTTAAACTTCTATTGCGGTCAGCAAGGCGGGGTGTCTTATGTTGGTTATTACAACACAAGAATAAGTCTAAGTACACAGTTGACGGATGTAGTTGGGACACAGATTCACTTCCATAGCGAAAGCAATGAGTTTATCGTCAATGACAACAACGCTGTAAAAGAAGCAACAGGGTCAACAACAACATTCACTGGGACAAGAACAATTCATCTTTACGGGTTGAACAACGCAGGAACGCATCAAAGCGGAGCAGTATGTATCAACGGAATTAAAATATGGGACAACGGGTCTTTAGTGCGATGCTTTGAACCGTGCTACAACGGAACAAACTACGGGATGTATGATAGTGCAAACTCCGTTTTCTATTCGTTGCAAAGCGTCAGGAATCTTTATCTCGTCAATATTGGAACGGCTAGTGGCGGTGAAGGTTTTATAGAAACGTTGTTCAACTACAACGTCAAGCAACAGTACTGTGGGGCAAGCACAAACTACGATCTGGCTAGGATCAAAGCGGTTCCACAGAAAGGCTACGTTTTTTTAAGATGGGAAGATTCAGACGGTAACTTCATCACTAGCGAAAACGAGTATGAATACTCAGCAACACAAGATATTACTTTGGTTCCTGTTTTTGCGAAAAAAACATCAGATGACTTTAAAACCGGATTCAAGGCGATGGCTCTTTTGTTTGGGAAAAACGAGAGAGACGTAACGTCTTCTTTAAGGGATGACATTTACGCAAATGTTCTATCAGCCAGTGTAAAAGTGGACGCTCTGCAAAGATGCTCCACAACATTAGAACTAGAGTCAGTCCCGACATCATACCAGTTGAACATGCCACTTTTCCTTTTTGATTCAAAAGGAAAGATCATTTACTACGGAGTCATAAAAAACATCACAGGCACAACGGTTGAATGCAGAGAACCGTTGTCGATCTACGACAATGATTTTCTGTTTCATCCGAATACTAACATTTACGACAATAGGAATATGACCAACTATTCTGTTCTGTCCACGTTGTATTTCTACATGTATATGGCTAGGAATACTGTAAGTGATACAGAAACGAGTCTTGACTGGCTGGCAACAAGACAACACGGGCAAATCATACCGAGAAGAAATACAAAGATGTTTCTCGATATGAACAGAAATTTTTCTATTCCTACACAAGCGACGGCAGATATCCGTGTAGGGAATCTTGAAGATTATCTGATATCTTTGTTCTCTGACTTTAATGTTTACGCAAAAGCATATCTAAAAGAAGGCAATTTCACATGGACAGGAGTGACGTTCCAAAAGCATTATATGGAGTTAGTCCCAAGTTATGCTGAAGAAATGGAATTAATCACAATCAGCGACAATGTAGAAACAATTGCTAATGTAAACATCACAACAATGGAAGCAGAAAATACATATCTGTACATTTACGATTCTTCCGGTAGCACTTTGAGAGCGGGATATGGGATGAAGACTGACGGGTCAATAATTTCTTATAGCCCATATTCCGGTGAAAACCCTAACCTCGTCGCATATAATCTGTATAAGCCAAAGATCGTTACATCTGATGAAAATATGAGATATCTGTCAACGCAGAATCTTTCTAATGCTTTGTACAATCATAAGATATCATTCGACTTGTATCTTGGCGGGATGATTACGTTAGACGATATTAAGATTGGCAGAAGGGTTATGTTCTACTATAAGAACACCGCCTATAGTTCAATCATCACGGGATATGAGTTTAGCATGGACATCAATTCAAACGGCATCCAAGTTGTGAGTGTGACGCTAGGAAAAGTGAGAACGTCATTGACATCCAAATTGAATCTAGGGAAGGTGAAATGATCCCTGAATCCAAGTGGAAACAGTATGGTCTTCCTAACATGGAAGTTAAAGGTATTGTAATTCATAACACAAACAATCAAAGGGCATCCGCAGCAGACCTTGAGGAATGGATGATAAAAAATAATACCTCACAAGGTACGCATTTTATCGTTGATCACACCGAAGCCCGTCAAGTGATGCCTTTAGATTGGTCAGTATGGAACACAGGGAAGGGGATGGATTTCGGCAACCTACATTGCATTTCAATCGAGATCTGTTCTAATCCTAATAATCGTCTGTATCTGCAAGGGCAGTCCAAAGCCATCGACTTAATCGAAAATTTGATGCACGAATTCAACCTCACCAAGTATGACATATACTTTCATCGTGACTTCAACAATAATGTGAACTGTCCTTCGCAGATTCTTAAAATTTACGGCAACAAAAAGAACTTTCTTTCAATGATAAAGGAGAAAAGATGAACCAAAATACAAACGTAAATCTCATTCCAAAATTTCCTTTTTCCGGCAATCTTTACTTCTCTCAGTACGATGTAGGAAGGGTGGCTACCATCAATTTAGTCGAAGATGGCACAGCCTACACTATTCCTAGTGGTGCGACAGTAAAGATCCAGGCTACAAAACCTAGTGGGTTAGGCTTCTCAGTAGAGTGTACCTATAGTGGCAATGTAGTCACAGTAGTTTCAACCGAAACCATGACCGATGAGTATGGCAGATTCCCATGCGAGTTAAGGATCGAAAGCGGTGGTGTGCTGTTAGGTACTACAAACTTCACATTTAATGTCGAGAAGTCACCACATCCTGATGGAACAACAGACGGAACGGCTGAATCAGTAGTAAGCGAAATTACAGTAGCATTGCAGAATGCTTTAACTGACTTGCAGGCAGAATCTGCAGCACAACAGGATGCGATTCAAGCTAAAGGTGAAACCACTATTGCAAGCATTCCAAGTGACTATACGGAATTAAGCAATGAAGTTGCTGACTTAATGAATAGAAAACTGAAATATCAGAACCCGTTGAACCATTTTCCTGATGCCGATATAAGCGAACTGAAAACATCAGCTACCGAAGGGCATGCCTATTCTCCTACGGGTACTCTTGTATCAAACTTCTACCGAGGTGTAAATGGAGTTTCGCTTCCATCCGCAGGCAATCTTGGTTTCCTCATCCCAGTTGATGACATTTCTGATGGTGACTATGTTTTTTCCGTAAAAAGAAGTGTATCAACTACAGGCAGATGTACTCTCCAATACTTAAATCAAGCCTTGGGCGGTTATGAAACGGTAAACCTTGATGCAATTTCCGGCAATTCTCCCGTATGGGAAACAACGCTTGATATAACCGCTAAAAAAGATCAGTATTCGGGATTGAAATATCTGCGTGTTCTGTTTGGAAACACGGGGTCACGTGCGTCGGTATATTATATGCCAATGATGATCCCAGCTTCAACAAAGTATAAAGCGTTCTTTATCAATACGTCCTCGCCTCTAAGCGGAAAGAAAATTGCCCTTGATGGTGATTCCATCACTTACGGGCAGGGATTCGTTGGAGGGTATGCGAAGCTTCTTGGAGAGGAATTTGGCATGACCGTGCAAAACAATGCTGTTGGCGGTGGCACTCTTGCGACAGGGACAACTACATCTGGCGGACAGAACAGGCATTGGATTTCCGATGGTATTGATGCGTTAGACGAAGATGCCGACTACGTTCTGATTTCGGGAGGCATCAATGACTTTTTTGTCGGTGTACCTATTGGCACTTTGAGTGCGAACAAATACAACAGCGCACTCGACACGACAACGCTTATCGGTGCGACAGAAAAGGTATGCCGAGATTTGGTTAATAGATTCCCGACAAAGAAAATCGGCTTTATGCTGACGCACAGTGCAAATGATTGGTATCGAAAGAACTACCAAGGTCAAGCAAGCGATACCGCAAATCTTACTGTGTATCACGATGCAATTATCACAGCGTTGAAAAAATACAGTATTCCATATTGCGATTTGTTCAATGATGGACAATTTAGCACAGAAATCACAGTATTAAAACAATATACATATAATAATGATGGAATCCATCCAACCGAAGACGGGTATAGGTTCTTCTACTGTGATAAAATCAGCAAATTCTTGGAATCGCTTTAATGAATCTTTATGTTAGTGGACATAATGGGGTAGAGTAATCTGCCCCTTTTATAAGGAGAAAAAGTATGATACAAAACATCATCACAAACATCTTCTCAAACATGGAAGCACCGATAGTCTTCCTTATAGTCGCAATAGTTTTAAGGGTTGCTAATATCATTCTTGGCTCTATTGATGCCTTATTCTCAAAAGACTTCGATTGGGGCAAGTTCTTCAGCGGAATCGAGAAAATGGTAGTGGTGGCTATTACTATACTTATGGTCATCATCACTCTTAATCTGTTTGCCTATGGGCTTACACTAATTGATGTCACTTTACCGAAAGATATGGTGAGTGCATTTGAAGTGGTTCTCATAGTGATCACATGGTGCGTTGACCTGGCTATTGAGGTAACGGAAAAAATCAAGTCTATGAAGGATTTGAAATATGTCAAATATGAGGACATTCAAATTAATCCACAAACGGAAGAGGGGATAGGATAATGTTTGCCCCTAGAACAACTCCGTTGATTATCGGAGAAGAACCTTGGAAGTGGGATGTCGATTCTGTGTGGCAATGCACATGGTACAGTTTTTGGCGGTTCTATCAAGTTCATGGGATATATCCAACATACCAAAACAGAGCAACTAAAAGCGGTTCGTACAACAACGCTATTACATGGCTTGAAAACTACAGAGACCCTGTCAAACCAATGGAAAAAGATTATATCCCTGTTGCCGGTGATATCGTGGTCTATGATTGGTCTGACCTTGGTCATGTCGCTTTTTTGGAAACGGACACGATGACTTCATCCTATGGGAACGGAAACCCTGACTCGTTTAAATTTCAAGATTATCGGAAATTCAATGGTGAAATCATGGGTTTCTTGCATTCCGATTGCTATCCGATTCTTCCTGTCGAACGCAACACGCACGCAACACAGATTCAAACCACGGACGAACAGTTGAGGATAAGAACCGCACCTAGTTTAAATGCTGAAATTGTCGGTCATGTTCAGCTTGGCTATTACAATGTTCTGCAGCAGAGCGAAGCCGATGGCTATACTTGGTATGAGATAGCAAAGGACAGATGGTGTGCCAATATCACAACTAATTACTTGCCGTCAGAACAGAATGATTTTGTTCGACAGTTAGAGGAATTTTTAAACAACACTAAAGCCAAAATAAAGGCTTTAGAGAGCGAAAATGAGAATATGAAGAGCGATATGAAGAATATTGAAAATATCGCTGAAAGGTGGTCAAAATGAATGAGATAACATTAGGACAGATTCAGACATGGATGGTGTTTGGCATCGGATTCGTAGGCGCGATATTAACCATCGTCAAAGCGGTCAAGGATGCCGTCAATAAGGCATTTGAGCCTATCAATAAGAGGATGGACGAAATTGACATGAATGCAACTAAGAATTATCTCGTCCAGACTTTGGCGGACATCGATAGGAACGGCTCCGTTGATGGAGTGTCTAAGGCTCGCCTATATGAACAGTACGAACACTATCAGAAGTTAGGTGGTAATTCGTACATAAAAGACGAGTTCGACAGATTAAAAAAGCAGAACAAGATTTAAAATAGAAATAAGGAGAGTAGTGAGTAGAGACATTGCTTTCTTTAGCCGGTTTTAAGCAGAGCCATATCACTCTGCTTTTTTTATTGAGAATCGACAAGGTCAATTGGCTTGTTGATTTTCTCCTCCCTGGGGTGACTTCGGTCACCTCTTTTTTTATTATGAAAAGCGGATCACTCCGCTTCTTTTTTTTCTCCCATAATCCATTTCCTGTAGCACTCGATTCCGTTCAATGATTCGTGTTCACAGAAGCCTTCAGAACACCAAGGCAGGACTCTTTTCTCAACGCTTAAATTTCTAATAGGGCATAATTCACCGTTGCATTTTTCCAAAAAGCATAAGGCTCTCATTAGCCTATATTCCAATCTTCTCTTATCATCAGGATCTATCTTCATTCTGTTTCTCCTGTTATTGCGTCAAGACAATCGTTCCATCCACCTGCATACATAATTTCTGAACAACGAAGCAAGCCATCATTCATATATCGTTCATCTACTTTTTCTCTCTGTGGCAAGGGTCTTAATGGGCAATCACCTTTTTCTTTTAATGAATAATAAGGGGCATCTTCCACCCAATCATTAGGGAAAGCATCTTCGCCTAACAGAATGCAATCCCTGTTTTCATTTACAAACGGACATTCATCACAATCTTTTGGCATTTCATCAATAATTGCTATTGCTTTCATTCTTTTTCTCCTTTTTCTGTATGTGTTCTCTCAGTAGCTTTTTTAGGAAGCCGTTAACATTGCTACACTCATCAAGCAGCTTGATAATATCCGCATCTTTCTCCAGGTTCAATAGCAACTTGATTTGTTTGCACTTTTGCTTTTGATACTTTAGATCGTACCTTTTTTTGCTTTCGTTCGCCACGCTTGTCATACTTAATAATTTCCCTTCCGCTTAACTCATCAATGTAATCACGATGAGCTTTAATCTTCATGACCGCATCAATGGTCTTGTCGATCATGGTATCTGTAAATACCGATATGCAACCGCCATTTTTAACGTATTGGCAATATGCAATAGAATACTCTCTGATTTCCTCAAATAACTCCTCATCCATTCTGAATATTGACTTTGACATTTGTGTTCTCCTTTCATGATAAGATAGGAGATGAGAAGGGGTGCTTATCTTTCTCATCTCCGGCATTGGTTCATCTGCAAATGGATCAATGCTTTTTTGGTATTGCGTGCTTAACGTAAAGTTTCGCTTCGGCAAGGCTCTTAACAGGAACACTTTCATATCCCCAAAGCTGATATGGTGGATTAAACACCAACATATACATGCAATCATCGATAAGACCATCATCGAAATAGAAGTCTTGCACTCTGTCCTGACACTTCTTAGGAAGACCTTTCATAAGAGCATCCTTTAACTCCATCTTTTTTCTCCTTTCCTTGTAACTCTATTCTACTATGTACACAGTATGAAGTCAACACTTTTTGACAAAAAAGATTAACATCTTTGAAAAAGTGTGATAAGATGAAGGAGTGGAAAGAGAGGTGATGAGATCAACACAAAGGAAATAAGGAAACAATTAAAACTCTCAACTGATGCGTTCGCTTCTCAGATCGGATTAACTAGACAATCAGTTTACTTCAGAGAACACGATCAAAAAGATTGGTGTCTGGACGAACTTATCAAGATAACCGATTTGATGAAAACGAACAATATAGCTGAGAATCTGACAGTTTCCAAAGATGGCTGTTTATACGATATTTGCATAACAAAAGTTAGCGAATGATATAAAAAAGATTTCGCATAATGTATGAAAAGTAATTTATGCAATGTATAAAAAAGCCACCTGTGGAAGGGTGGCATTTTCTATTTATAAGGGAATAGAAAGATTAATTTAATTATAACACGCACTCACCTTGACAGGTGTCCATCACCTAATACTTCCTTACAAAATCCTCCATATTGGTCTCCTAACTAATGATTGATTGCTAATTCTTTTTCATAGGGTGGTGGATGCCTGTGAGGGTGGGTGCAGAAAGGGAAGAAAAAACAATGACAGAAAAATTAGTAGCAATCGCAATGGGCGGAATGCTCATGCTTCTCACATTAATGACATTGGGGTTCGGTGCATGAACGAGTTAGTCACAAAAGAAATGCTTGAAGGCGGTTATGTGCCGGAAGTCATCTTCGACAAGCTAGAGGAATACAAATCCGCTATGGAATGGTTCGACACATTCAAGTTCCAGGTAAGGAAAGCGATGGAGCAGAACGGCATCAAAAAGTGGTCTACTGATTACTTTGATATGGATTTTATCGAAGAACACAACTCACCTAGAGTCGATACAAAACGAATGAAGGAAACGTGGTTCGACATCGTGGATTCCAATGGTGAAGTTACTAAAGTGAACGCTTATGACTACTTCGTGAAGAACGCTAAAGTCAAGGCTCATGTGAGTTACAAGGAGAAGAAATAATGGCAGACATCGTTGCTAATAAATCGAAAGCCTACGGATATAACTACGCTAGTTTAGGCGATATCGCTCAGCAGGGATTCCAAATCCCAAAGATGAAAACAGGAACGGAAGACGGAAAAGAGTATGTCTTCTATTACGATGCCGAGTTAAAGGAATGGATCAGAGGTGCCGAGGTGGTAGTGCCGGAGATGAAGGGCATGAATACGGCTCAGCAATATGGATCGGCATTAACCTACGCAAGAAGGTACACCACGTTACTCGCATTATCTCTAGCTTGTGACGATGACAAGAAACTAGAAGCCACCGCACCTAAAGGTCAAAACTTATGGGATGGCTTAGAGGATAAAGGTTTGAAGGATCTCGCTGATGAATTCCGTT